GAAAAGAGCTTGTGTTTGACGTTGCTCTGCACCTTGTAAAGCCCCAACTAAACCAGAACGTGTAGATTCTTCTCTCTTCTGTCTTTGTAGCTCCTGTAGCTCACCTAGTGCAGTAGAACCCACACCAAATTGTCCAGCATTAATAGCTTGTTCTTGAGCAAGACGTTTGTCACGCTCTGTCATTGCTCTAGCTTGATCTGCTATTGTTCCTATTTGTGCTTGGTACAGTGGGTCAGCTAAAGGGTCTTGTGTAGCAGTTGTAAACCTTTGTTGGTAAGCTTGTTGGAGACTTTGTGGTAAACCCATACCACCTTCAGCAGTGCTTGTACCTATTTGGTTAGCAAGTGTACCAAAGCCCGACAAAGCTTGTTGTGTCTGAGTCGATTGACCGGGTGTAAGAGCACCTGTGTATAGCGCAGGGTCTTCTGTAAACACTGATTCCAACGTAGGTAGATAGTTTTTTATAAACGGTTCTACCTCTGCGTAAGGTTTAACCTCACTAGAACCTGCAACTCTTTGAGAGCTAGGTACTTGTACCACCGTTGGTTTAGATTTAAAGACACTTCCCATAACTACACCTTTTTAAAAATTGTTGTACTCTTAGGGATGTAACCTTGAGATGACATAACTTTCTGCCATCCTTTTCTCCCTATCATTTGAAAATGCTTGTAACCTAAACTTATGTAGTGATCCTCTACTTTAGGTAAAGCATACTTAAAATTAAACTTACCGCTAATTGCCTCAAAATTTATTACATCTGCTTTAGGATACGCGATAACTCCTACAACAAAAGCTCCGACTACATCACCGTCTTTAACAGAAATCCAGAGATCAGAGATGTTATTTAAGACACGCTTGACTATATCTTCTGTGTCTACTAGCTCTCTATCGCCTTTGGCTACAGACTTGTCTATAAAATCCCAACACTCACTTAGGACTAGAAATTTATTCTTGTATTCTCTATTGACTTTTTTATAACTTAACCCACGCTCCGCTGGAATTGAAAAAGTAAATACCTTCTCCTGATCCGGGATTCCATACTGTTCCATCTGCATATCTTATATCACCTTGACTTGGTTTATCTGGTTCTACGAACACTACATCTAAATGACCATCTTGTACTGAGTCTAGAATACCTTGTAATGCAAACAAATTGTTTGTCAAAACACTGGGTAAATCTTCTGCATCAGCAGTAGGTAACTCAGGAGCAAACCTTAAAAATTCTTTAGCCATTATCTATCCGATACCGCTTCTGATTCTACAGCGTAACCTGACATATTAAACTGATTACCTGTGGTGTTTTCAAACTTCAAAGCTAAGTATCTACCACGTACTCTACAGTCTATTTCACTATCAGTACCTATGGTAAAAGAAACAGGGTCAGAATAAGATACACCTTGGTTAGCTTGTAACTCTGCTCCCACGCTTATGTTAACTGTACCAGTACCTTCTATTCTTGGAAACACTTTGGTAATACTTTTGACTGCACTAGGATTACCTGCGTGTAGTCCTACTCGTTCCATGCGAGAAGTAATAGCAGTACCATCAAATGTAATTCCTGAGTCTGCAAGATAAAGTTTAGTATCATTTGTACCACACATCAATAGTGAGTCAATTGTAGGGTTATAAGGCTGTTGCGCCCAAGTAAGAGTATCAGCAGCCCAAGTGGTGCTTGTAGCTGTCCATGTGTTAGCTAAATCAGGGTTGACAATACCTCTGGCTATATAGTTAACACCCGGTAGAGCACGTATAGACCATGTGTTATCACGATAGTTCCAGATTAAAGCTTCATCAGGAAAACCGTTTGTAGCGTTTGTTTTAGGATAACATATCCATACTTCATTTCTAACTTTATTATGTACAAGAAAAGTCTTAGAAGCAGACGCAGAATCAATCTGGCTAAATAGATAAGTACGCACCTGATCGTCTATGACACTTTTTAGAGTACTACCGTTGTGCATAACAACATCGTTGGTAGACACAAGGACGTGCTCGTTGTTACTTATTTGTACAACTGCATCTCTGGCGAATAAACCTATGTCTTTAAATCTTTCTCTCAAGGCAAAAGTAAATGTACCACCTGTGAATGTCAGTGAGTAGATACTGTCTTCCTTGTATACCATTAAGTCATTACCTAGAGGTATTGCGTTTAACAAGTGACCTTTAGTACCACCCACAGTTATTTGGCTAGACTCTGATGCTGTGCTTGCAGTTGTCCATGTTGTAGAACCGTTGTTAGAAGCTCCTTCAGGGATAGCATCACTCCAACGTATAGAGTATGGTAGTTCTGTTCCATTGTCAGTTAAGTTCAGAGCTATCAGGTGGTTTCTAAATGGTACGATAACTTGACACCTAAGAGTACTAGGCCAATGAGCTAGGTCAACAAACCTAGAACCACTTTGAAGATAACTTTGAGGTACGTCTATACCATTATTAACAACAAGAACACCGCCAAGAGCATCCCCTTGCCAATTTTTCCCGGTGTCTGCCAAAGTTGTATAGGCTCCACTTGATCTCGTGACATCTGCGTGAGTAGTTCCTGTAATCTTATGTAAAGCAGTTAATCCTCCGTATATCCAAAGGTTAGTAGAAGATTGTCTCCAACTTGTAGTCCAATAGGGAGCAACTGTAGGGTTACCTAAAGCTGCTATATGACCTTCTATACTTCCTGCTTGCTTGTCGTTAAAACGAATATTTTCCACAGACGAAAACATATTAGCTGGCATATCATAAGGAGATAGGTCAGAGTTAAACGTAAAGCCCGTCTGTAAACCACTTATGTCAAATATTTCTTTAGCCACTACCAGTATCCGTATCTATTGTCCAAATAGTATTGTTAAATTCTTGTAAAGCTATATCTATACCGTCTTCAGTCTGGATGTTACCACCTGATTCTTGTATCAGATTAAACTTTTCTATAACCCAGTTAGTATCAGCCATTATGTACCTTGCATAGTTAATACGGTTCCACTGTACTCGGCCCTGTCTTCTAAGAGCATTACGTCTTGTAGTACCTTAGCGTAAATTCCACCGAACCTTTGAGATTGCTCTGTGTCGTTTAAAAACAATGCCCCTTCAAAACAACTACCAAACAGATATAAATCAGGGTAGTTTTGTAAAATAATATTACTTGTGTTAGAATCTGATAAAGCCACTAACTTTTGATAATAGTTAATTCCTATTGTATACGCTGCATCAGGTGTAGGTAATAACTTAATAGTGTCACCTACACTTGAGTAAGCTCTAGGAAACCCAGAAGACACACCACCGTACTCTCTAGAAGCAGATTCTAGTGATAAATAGGACAGTGCAAAACTTGCATTAGTGGTGTCTCTGGTGATGTTTTTTAACTCTATGATGTCACTAGGAAGGTTGTAAAAAGCTGTACCAGAAGTTGTAGTTGTTTCTGCTCGTACTACACTTGCTCTGATAAGTAAATCTCTGTTTAACTTACCTTCAGTTAAGGTGATAAAGTCAGGTATATTATCTGTCAGATCACTCCTGTTCAGATAATTTGCAATACTTGTCTGTAGCTCAGAGTAAGTGGATAATGCCATTATAGATTACTTTCGTGTGTCCTAAGATAACGCCATTCAGGGTCATTCAGAAGCTTTTTAACTTTAGGCATATGGTCTTTGTTCATTACGTCTACACCTAACTCACGCTTCCACTTTTCTATTATGATTAAAGGTATGCTTGCAACTTTACGCATATCTTTACCGGGAGAACCAAACTGTGCATCCCCGTTAAATTCTTTTTTATTTAGTTTAAGTAAAGGCTCTATGTCTTGACTATTTGTAAGTAAGACTTTATCCTCAGCTTCGTCATATTTAAATTGTGTTTTAATTGGATCGTTCATTTGTACCTCATAAAGTAAAGGCAGGGGATTGCTCCCCCACCTTACACCTATAGTTTACGATAAGTCGTATACTGCACCTAGAGCAGCTTCGTTTTTACAAACGAGTGTGTACTCACAGATGATAGCTCTTTGCTCACCATCAGAAGTACTTGCTACTTCACGTTGCTCAAACGGACGTAGGTAAGCTACACCGTAGAACTCAGGGTCAAGTAACCATACATCCCTAGAACGCTGAAAGCGGTTAGGAACAACAGCCATTTCACCAAAGTCACTGACGTAGATGTCCATACCACCAATGATACGTTGATCAGAAGTGTCCGTAAAGTTAGATACTCCACTTGCACCACCTACACCAACAAAGCTGGAGAAGGTTTGCTTTTGGCTAGGAGCCATCATTAGGTACTTTATGTCTGCACCACTGTCGTAAGATGTTACAATAGCAGCTTTCAACAGAGCTTCAGTAAATGCACGTTGAGTACCATCTGTACGTGCAGCAGCAC